GATTTAGAACAAAAGAACGGATACACAAACTGATGGTAGTAGAATTAGTATTCGCTATGCTTATGATTCAAAACGGAACTACAATAGAGTATGTTCCGACTGAGGGTATGACTGACTGCTTGAAACAAAAGAGAGTCGTTGCCCGTTCTATTGGTGAAGAACAAGAAGGCATTTATATTCAATGTAAAGAAGTAAAGGCCGAACTAGAGAATGATATGGGTAGAATGAGAATCAAAAGGATAGTAGAATAGTGTTCAAAATAAAACTGATTGTATATATGCTCGTAGCATTAGGTGCTGCTGGTGGATTTGCCTATGTGTATAAACTCAAGGCAGACAATGCCATACTCAAAGCCAATCAGGAAAAATTAGAAACTGCTGTACAAGAACAGCAAGAACTACTTGAAGTTAAAGAATTAGAATATCAATACATAATAGAGAAGTCAAAAGAACTAGAAGAAAAACTAGATGCTGCTCGTGCTGATAACGAAGAACTTACAAAGAAGTTTGCTAAATACGATATTGAAACCTGGGGTATGCAAGACCCAGATAGAACAGCAGAAACAATTAATAATGCTGTTGCAGATGTAAACAGATGTATTGAGATATCTACTGGTGGTGAGATAACTGAAGAAGATAAAGATAATAAACAATGTCCAGAAATGATCAAGGGGAAACTGAATGAAACTACTAATTAGTACACTTATAATATTATTACTTGTAGGTTGCTCTGGTGTTAAACAAATAGAAACATACAAGGTCGGTGTAAAAAAAACTCCGCTCAATTTGGAATTACCTTCACCTTTGGATACCAATGATCTAGAATTTATAGTTATAAATAAAGATAACTACAAAGAAGTTTTTGAAAGACTTACTTCAGATGGCAAAAAACCTGTGTTGTTTGCCTTAACAGATGAAGGTTATAAAGCATTGTCTATGAATTATGCTGACTTGAGAGAACATATTATTGCTCAAAGAGAAATCATTATTGCTTACAAAGAATATTACGAATCAGAGGAAGAATAATGTCAGATCAATTACAAAAATTAGTTGAGGATGTGGCTGTTCTTAAAGAACAGAATGCCGTTTCTTCAGATATACACGATAGACTAGATAGTGCCATAGACAAACTTACAGATATTCAATCTGGTATTAAGTCTATGTTAGCAGTACACGAAGAAAGAATAGTCCGTGCTGAAGAGTCAGATGTAGAGATACAGTCTATTATGGAAAATAGACAAGAGACAATTCGTGAAGATATACAAACTCTACACAAAAGAATTACTGATGAAACAAAAGATATGCGTCAGTATTTTAATGATAAATTACACCAATTAGAAAAGACAAAATGGATTATGGTAGGCGTGGCTTGTGCTTTAGGAATATCCTTTACTCCTATGGCAAATATGTTGACTTCCGTGATGTAATATTGTATAATATATCTATGTCGTCTTATGTAGATACCAAATTTTTAAATCAATTATCAAACAGATTACCAAACTTCAAACAAAAGAAACAAGGCCTTTGGAATTTTAGATGCCCACATTGTGGTGATAGTAAAAAGTCTAAAACTAAATCTAGAGGTTTTGTTTATGAGAAGAAGAATAATTTATTTTTTAAATGCCATAACTGTGGTATGGGTCAATCACTAGGCAACTTTATTAAGTTTCTAGATGAGAGATTGTACAAAGAATATGTTTTAGAAAGATACAAAGATAGCAAACCTGTATCTGTGCCAGACTTCAAACAGAAACCTATTAAGTTTGAAGAAAACAATGCTTTAAAAAAACTTATTCGATATGATAAACTTAAAAAAGATCATCCTGCTTATGACTTCATAATTAAACGAAAGATACCTGAGGAACATTTAGACAAGTTTTATTTTTGTGATAAGTTTTATAAATGGGTCAATAGTATTATACCTAAAAAATTACCTACAAAGAATGATCACCCTAGAGTCATTATACCATTCTATGATAGAGCAGGTAAATTTTTTGCATTTCAAGGTCGTGCATTTGGTAGAGAAGAACCTAAATATGTTACCATCAAACTAGATGAGAGTAAAGAAAAGATTTATGGTCTAGATAGACTTGATCTAAACAAACCTGTAAACATTGTAGAAGGTCCTATTGATAGTTTATTTTTAGATAACTGTATCGCTATGGCTGGGGCAGATGTCGCACTTAAAATACCTGCCGATCAATGCACAATGATATTCGATAATGAACCTCGTAATGAACAAATAGTCAACCGAATGATTGATGCTGTGAACAAAAATTATAAAGTGGTAATTTTTCCACAATCGTTGAAATACAAAGATATTAATGACATGGTTATTCACAAAAAAGATGTTGGTGAGGTATCCGAACTTATATATAATAACACGCAAAAAGGTCTCTCAGCCTTACAATCAATAAACAACTGGAAAAGGATATAACTTATGTCAAACTCTCTGCCCACAAGCTATCAGCAATACATACACAAATCAAGATATGCAAGATTTATAGAAGAAGAAAAAAGAAGGGAGAGTTGGACAGAAACAGTTAGTAGATATATTAACTACATATCAGATCATTTAAAAAGAAAACACAAACATATTATTCCTAATAAAGGAGAGTTAGAAGAAGCAATTATTAATCTAGATGTAATGCCATCTATGAGAGCATTAATGACTGCTGGTCCTGCTCTAGATAGAGACCATACTGCTGGTTATAATTGTAGTTATATTCCTATTGATAGTGTCAGGTCATTTGACGAAGTAATGTACATACTATTATGTGGTACAGGTGTAGGTTTCTCAGTAGAAAGAAACAATGTAGAAAAACTACCTAAAATTGCTGAGACTATGGAACAATCTGATACTGTTATCGTGGTAGAAGATAGTAAGACAGGTTGGGCAAAAGCATACAAAGAATTAATTGCTATGTTATACACAGGTCAGATACCTAAGATTGATGTAAACAAAGTTAGACCTGCAGGTGCAAGACTAAAAACTTTCGGCGGTCGTGCTTCTGGTCCACAACCTCTAGTAAACTTATTTGATTTTACAATTAATACATTTAAGAATGCTGTAGGTCGTCAATTAGATTGCCTAGAGGCACACGATATTGTATGTAAGATAGGCGAAGTGGTTGTTGTAGGTGGTGTTAGAAGATCAGCACTTATTTCATTATCTAGTATTCAAGATGATAGAATTCGTAAAGCAAAAATGGGACAATGGTGGCAAGATAATCCTCAAAGAGCATTATCAAACAACTCTGCTTGTTATACTAGAACACCTGATATAGGATTGTTTATGCACGAATGGAAAGCATTGTATGATTCTAAGTCTGGTGAAAGAGGCATCTTTAATCGTGAGGCTGCAAAAAAGAAAGTAGAAGAAAATGGTCGTAGAGATCCTGAACACGAATTCGGTACTAATCCTTGTTCAGAAATTATATTAAGACCATATCAATTCTGTAATCTAACTGAGGTAGTTATTCGTGCTACAGATGATGAAAAATCATTAAGAAAGAAAGTTAGACTTGCAACACAATTAGGTACATATCAATCAACACTAACAGATATTAAATATCTAAGAAAGATATGGCGTGATAATACTGAAGAAGAAAGACTACTAGGTGTTTCTCTTACAGGCATTATGGATAACAAACTAACGATTAAGGCAGAGGAAGAACTATTATCAGGTATGAGAAAAGTTGCAGTAGATACTAATAAGAAACTCGCAGCTGAATTGAAAATACCTCAGTCTGCTGCTACAACTTGTATCAAACCATCAGGCACAGTTAGTCAATTAGTAGATAGTGCTTCAGGCATTCATTCTAGACATAATGATTACTATATTAGAACTGTAAGAGGCGATAATAAAGACCCACTAACTCAGATGATGAAAGATCAAGGCATACCTAGTGAACCTGATATGATGAATCCTGCTAATGTTAGTGTATTCTCATTCCCTCAGAAAGCACCTAAGGGGGCAATCACTAGAGAAAGATACACGGCAGTAGAGCAATTAGAAACTTGGCTAAGATATCAAAGACATTGGTGCGAACATAAACCATCTTGTACTGTATCAGTAAAAGAATCAGAATGGATGGAAGTTGGCGCTTGGGTATATAAACACTTTGACGAAGTATCAGGTGTAAGTTTCTTACCACACTCTGACCACACATATCAACAGGCACCTTATCAAGATATTGATGAGAAAAAATTTAAAGAAGAATTAAAGAAAATGCCTACTAATGTTGACTTTGAAAAATTATCAGATTACGAAGATGAAGATAATACAACAGGCACTCAAGAACTATCTTGTACTGCTGGTGCTTGTGAATTAGTTGACATAACTTCAACAGTTGCCGCCTAATGTTAAAGTGTGATAACTGCTCGGCAGAATATAAAATTGACCACGAGATGGATAAAGAACATTATCTTCCAGTCTATTGTCCATTTTGTGGTTGGGAAAGAGAAGAGTCTGATGAGGAATATTTAAACGATATTTCTTTTCACGATTCAGATGATGACGATTAAATCAATAGGTATTGACTATTCACTATCTTGTCCTGCAATCTGTGTAGAAACAGAAAACGCTGAAGATTTTTATTTTCTAACAGACAAGAAAAAGTATGAAGGCACATTTAGACCAAATATAACTGGTACTTTACATAAAGGCTACCTAACACCACAACAAAGATATGAGAATATTGCTGATTGGGTAATCTCTACGATCAGATCATACTATCCAGAACACGCTGTTAAACCACATATGCCAATGATTAATCTAGAAGATTATTCATTTGCCAGTAAAGGTAAGACTTTTCATATTGCAGAAAATATGGGTCTACTTAAATACAAATTCTATAAATCAGATATACCTTATCAACTCATAGCCCCCTCCTCAGTCAAGAAATTTGCAACAGGAAAGGGAAATGCGAACAAAGAGATGATGATAGACGCATTTAAAGAGACCGCTGGATTTGACTTGCTAGGCGAGTTAGATTGCACTTATAATTCACCCGCCTCAGACATCGCTGATTCGTATTTTATATGCAAATTTCAGTCAGAAAACCCCCTAAAATAGTGTTGTATTTTTGCAACACTCTAAACAAAATGGTAAGTCATTGATTCTAAAGGGTTCTTAATCCATTTTTCGCTTGTTTTG